GCTGTCCAACTATTCTGACCCAATCACATCAGAGCAAAAAGCTCAGATCCGTGCTTTTGCCGAGGCTTCGCATCCTGTTGAAGCTTGTGGCTTTGTGCTGAGTAATGGAACGGTGGTCGAATGTGCCAACACCTCAAGCCAGCCGGACACCTTTGTGATTAGTGCAGAGGATTCTGCGCGTTACTTGGATGATGCTGTTGCGTCTTGGCATAGCCATGCAGATTATGCCGACTTGAGTTTTGCCGACGTCAACGCTTCAAAGGCTTTGAATCTGCCTTATGTCGTTTTCAACTGTGCTGGCTCAGAATTTTACTACTTTGATCCGCGCCAAGAGACGGGGTTAGTGGGACGGCCATGGATGTATGGCGGATACGACTGTTATTCCGCAGTACGGGACTGGTATAAGCAGCAGATGAACCTTGATATGGGCGATTACGAGCGCCTGTACGAAGGGGAATGGAAACAGCGTGGGTTCACGCATTTTGAGGACAATTTTGCTGCAGAGGGGTTTGTGCAGATCCCGAAGTCAGTTGATTTGGTACGGGGTGATGCACTGCTGTTCCGCATCAAGAACAAATTTACGTGTAACCACGTTGCGGTAGTTGAGGATCCAGCCGCCAACAAGATTTTCCAGCATTTGGTGGATCGAAAGTCTGAGGTGATGTCCTACAGCGGGTACTTCCGCGATAATACGTTCATGGTTTTGCGGTACGGGGGCTGATGGTCACTATCCGGTTGTTAGGCGAAGCTGGCCGTCGTTTTGGTAGACGCTTTCAGCTTGCGGTACGTACACCTGCAGAGGCTATGCGTGCTTTATGCGTACAGATTCCTGCTCTTCGTCATTACCTGTTGGAATCAGGCGATAAAGGGGTGAATTGGCGCGTTGTGACTGAACACGCTGATGGGTTAGCGGAAGACCAACTGCTTTGGCCTATGAGCAAGCGAATGGTGCTTGCGCCTTTACCTGCTGGTCGTGGTGGAGCTGGAAAGATTGTTGCAGGTGTTGCGCTAGTTGCGGCTGCAATTGTTTTAGGACCATTAGGAGGAGGATTTTTAGGACTTGGCGCTGGTGTTGGTGGTGGCGGTGTTGCAGGTGTTGGCTTTTTGACAGCAGGTGGATCAACTGCTCTTGGTGCTCTTGGCGTGTCATTTATTTTTGGCGGTGTTGCCGAACTCCTTACGCCAACTCCGAAGATGCCTAACTTCAGGACTGGCGGTGGTCGCAATGAGGTTGAGCAGCTGAACTCGTTTACGTTCGACAAGTCAAACGCGAATACAGTGCAGGGGGAGGTTGTTCCAGTGCTGTATGGGGAACGGATTATTGGTGCGTTGCCTGTCTTGTCCTTTGGCCTTGAACTGCAGAACTTCTTGTGATGGACGATTTTAAGCAAGCTAAAGACATTGAAGTCAGCGGTGCCGGTGGCGGCGGTGGCGGTCGATCAAGCAGGCAAACGGTTGTTGTTCAACCGGAAGCCCGCCAGCCTGTTACAGAAGCAAACAACCTGTTTTCAGTTGCGTTTGCAAAGACCGTTTACGCCTTGTCAGAGGGTGAGGTTGAAGGTTTCCCCAACAGCATTGAGAAGGACGTTTATTTAGACGGCGTTCCAGTTCAAAACCCTGATGGGACGAATAATTTTGACGGTTTTACGCTTGCTTCTCGCGATGGCGACGATGAGACACAAACTCCTATTTCAGGATTTAGCCAGACCGAAAACACTGTCGGAGTAAACGTTGCGGTTACGCAGCAAGCAGGAGCTATTACCAGGGCGATTACTGACACCGACACCGAACGAGCCAGGGTAATCATTTCGCACCCTGCTTTGCAGGCTCAAAACCAAGAGACTGGGGACATCAGTGGCACTTCTGTTGCCTACAAGATTGAAGTCAATTCAAATGGTGGTGCGTTTACGACAGTGGCAGAGCCGACTGTTGAGGGCAAATCAAACAGTGAATTTCAGAGAGCCTATGAGTTTGATCTGCCAGGATCTGGTCCATGGAACATTCGTGTCTCTCGTGTAACTTCCGACAGTAGCTCGTCGTTTATTCAGAACTCAATCAACTGGCAAAGCTACGTCGAGATCATTGACGAAAAGTTTGCCTACCCGAATACTGCACTTGTTGCGTTAAAGGTTGATGCACGGCAGTTCAATGCTATTCCTGACGTATCAGTCAAGCTACGCGGCAAAAAGGTTCAGGTTCCTAGCAACTACAACGCCACAACCCGCACATACACCGGCATTTGGGACGGCACCTTCCAAACGGCATGGACTGATAATCCAGCCTGGATTTTTCGTGACATCGTTTTAAACGAAAGATTTGGCGTTAAGCGGTACATCAATTCGATTGCAATCGACCCTTGGTATCTCTATACCGTTTCGCAGTATTGCGATGAACTTGTCCCCGATGGGAATGGTGGAACGGAGCCAAGATTTACTTGCAATGTTTACCTGCAGAATCCTGGCAGCGTCTACGAAGTACTGAACTCTTTGGCGTCTTGCTTCCGTGGCTTGATTTATTACAGCGAAGGTGAGCTGTATCTAACGCAGGACCGTTCACAGGAGCCGGTTCAGCAGTTTAGTGAGGCCAACGTTATTCAAGACGTTGCGGAAGATGGTGGAATTTCATCGCCATGCTTTACCTATACCGGCTCAGCACGTGCAGCACGTAAAACTGTTTGTCTTGCGAACTGGGATGATCCAAACCAGGTTTACTCCAGTGTTACTGAGTATCAGCAAGATGACGAGCTGCTGGAGAAGTTGGGCTACAACCCTGTTGATCTTCGCCTTTTAGGCGTTACCTCTCGCGGACAAGCCTTACGAGCGGCTAAGCATACGTTGTTTAGCGACCGCTACGAGACTGAGAAGGTTAGTTTTCGCATTGGTGCGGAAGGTCTTGCGGCTGGTGTTGGCGAAGTTATTCAGATTGCCGATCCACTGAAACAAGGACAACGACTTGGTGGTCGGATTACAGCGATTGATGGCAACACCGTCACGATTGATGCGGTACTAACGCTGACTCCTGGAACGGCTTATACGTTGACGCTTGTTGTTCCTGACGGCGAAACGATTACGAACGGCGATGGCAGTACAACCACTAGGCCGTTGCTTCAAGTGCTGAATGTTGTCAGTTCTACAGAGATCAACCAAGAAATTCTTGAGTACAACATTCGAAGACAATCAACGACCGATGATTTGCTGACGCAAGGCGGCAATGCTCTTCTTGCTCGCGTTATCAGCAGTGATGGCGCAAATACAAAGTTTGAACTTAATACCACAGTCACTTCGCAGGTTGGTGCGTTGTGGGTGCTTGAGTGGAGCGAAATGCAAGCTGCCACTTATCGGATTATCTCGATTGCTGAAGCAGAGCCGCTTATCTATCAAGTCGAAGCAATTCAGTACAACAACAGTAAGTATGGCTATGTAGACAATGATCTACCAGTTGCGATTCCCAAGGATCGTTTCACTGTTCGCAGTGTTGGAAAGCCTACGGATCTTGATGCTGATCTTGAGTATTCAAATGGTCAGACATCAATTAAAGCGTCTTGGCGTGCGCCCCAGCACAACAACGCTATTGATCTGCTGATTCGTGGTTATCGGTATCAATGGCGAAAAGTTGGTGACACTGAATGGTCGGACGTTAATTCAATTCAAGCAACAACAGTTGAGATTCCACTTGCTGTCCACGTTTTTGGCAATAGCTATCAAGTTCGTGTTGCTGCAATTAACCGGCTTGGCAGTCAATCTGATTGGGTTGTTTATGACGTTGATGGATTCCCAGCAATCCCCAACCTGGCTGACGCAAGTTTCGGCGCAACAGTTACCCACGCTAACCAGCCGGACGGAACACAGCTGTTAATCGTTGATGCTGGAACGTGTCCAATTCCTGAGCGTATTAACGGTTATCGCTGCTGGGTTAAACCGCGTACGCTTATTACTGGTGAAGTTCCTGGCGTTAAACCACCCAATGATGAGGGATGGTATTTCCTTACAGACATTCCGCTTACGGGTTACTACACTATTGCATTCCACGCTCCAGACACTTACGACGTTCGGGTCAACTTTACGAGTGCAATTTTTGGCGAGGCCCCTACTGATTACATCTTTGATTTAGTGGAGCGGGGTGAGATTGCCCCACCTACACCGAGCAACTTCAGTGTTGTTGAGAATCAAAACAGCAGTGGCAAGCGTTTCAGCTGGCAGCTGCCAACTTCTCAATACGGTAGTTGGGATCAAAATGTTGTAGCGGATATTGTTGGCTATCAGGTTCGATACAAAAAGGGAACGCTAGCTCTTAACGACATTAGTTTCGATATTGACACTGACACTATCTCAGTAAACACGGCAACTGTTGTTGGTACGCGAACCAATCAGCACTTATTTGCTGTTGGCGATGAAGTTCAGTTTGCTGCTTCTAGCGGAAGTCTTCCAACGGGCATTACAGCTGGCACTACCTTCTTTGTCGCCAGTGAAGGTTTTTCAAGTATTGGATTCAAGGTCAGTGCAACTAGCGGCGGATCTCCAATCAATCTGACTGGTACTGCGACTGGAACGTATAACATTTCCGGTCCTACTGACGCCAAAAATCGTCTTGACATTCAAGCAACGTGGGGCGCAGGCATTGAGCTTGCTTCTGGCGGCTTAGCTGCACAACAGCAGTGGTTTGAAACTCCTTTGTTTGACAGGGATAGTTATGTGGTGATGGTCAAAGCTGTAGATGCAACGCAATGGCGTTCAGACATCCCTGCCCATGTATTGGTGAACATTGGCGCTCCACCAATCAGCAATGCAGTTCAAACCATTAACGCTAAGACTCAAGGCGGCGGCACTTGGATTGGAACGTATGACAACTGCTCTGTGGTTAGCGGCAACCTAGTTCAAACTGATCCTACGCTTGACAGTTATTTCACCTGGAACTTCGATAACAATAATCTTGAGAGTGCGCTGCTGTTTAGTACTACTGGAACGGCAACTTACGAGCATTCTCTTGTTGCGTTAACCGGTCAGGCCACTGAGATCACGCAAGAAGACGACTTCAATTTGCTGCAAGAGAATGACGACAAGATTTTTGCTGAACAACGCTTCTATTCACCAACTGAACTGGCTGAAGGTGGCATTGTTCACCCCTTTGCGCCTTTTGAAAAGCTGCTTGGGGACGTGTATCGCGTTGAGACTCGCTTCAAGAGTCCTGATGGCGGTGTAACGGCCGGAAACATCAGTGCTCTGACTGCTGAGTTGGATTATCCGGACGTGGTCGAAAAGATCAACGATGCGTCTATCTCGTCTAGCGGAACAGCGGTAAGTTTGACGAAGACATTCCGTTCCGTTGAGAGCGTGTCAGTTACGGCATTGCAAGGCACTACAGCTGTGACCGCAAGAATCGTCTCTAAGACGACGAGCGCGATTACAGTGGAGTGTCTGAACTCAAGCGGCACTGCTGTTGCCGGAACTGTTGACCTCATCGTTACTGGCTTCTGATGGCTGACGCACGAATTTCCCAGCTTCCAGCCGCCACTACGGTTGAAAGCGCTGACATTGTTCCTTTCACCAGTATCAGCGCGAGTGAAACGCGCAAGATCACAGCAAACAACCTGGGCATTGCCCTTACTTCGTTGGGCTTGAGTGTTGGAACGAATGTTCCTTCGTCGCCTTATAACGGTCAGCTTTGGGTTGATACGAGCACTAACCCACCAGTACTGAAGGTTTACAACGGTGCAAGCTTCACCACAGTCAGTTTTCTCCCTGGGTCGTCTGTTGCTACCAGCCCATCAGGGACCGCTCCAACAAGTCCAGTACTGGGTCAGTTATGGCTTGATACCAGCCAGACGCCTGATGAGCTGAAGGTTTACGACGGTGCAGCCTTTGTTCGTGTTGATCCACTAGGCATCACTGATGCTGCTGCAACAGCTAAGTATCTGCAGATCACTAACGCCAATTCAACGTTCCTGGCATTGACCGGTGGAACGATGACCGGTGATTTGACGCTGAATGGTGATCCGAGCACCAATAATATGGCGTCAAACAAAAAATATGTTGACGATCAAATTGCCGCTATTCCGGCGGCAACAGACTTGACGCCTGCTGGAACGGTAATTTATACGGCCAGAAGCACTGCGCCAACTGGGTATTTGAAGGCGAATGGGGCAGCTGTTAGTCGTACTACGTTTTCTGCCCTGTTCGCTGCGATTGGAGAGGATTATGGAGCAGGGGACGGATCTACCACGTTCAATGTGCCTGATCTGCGAGGTGAGTTTTTACGGGGTTTAGACGATTCAAGAGGCGTTGATTCTGGACGTACGCTTGGTAGCGCTCAGGGAAGTCAAAACCTGGCGCACAGTCATACTGCTTCAGCAAACTCCAGCGTTAATGACCCTGGTCACAACCATACGTTTGCTTCAAACAATAGTGATTCGGGCGATGGCAACACTCTTAATGATCGAAGCAATCAGCCAAATACGCGCACGATGACGACCAGTTCTGAGACGACTGGAATCAGTGTCTCAACGACGGTGACGGTCAATTCAGGCGGTGGCGGTACTGAGGCACGTCCCAGGAACATCGCCTTGCTGGCCTGTATCAAGACCTGATCCAGCATTAAAATCAAACTACGGCAGGGAGTCCCATGGCAGACATCAAAATCACAGATCTGGCCGCTTATAGCGACCCGACTAGCACTGATGTTCTGCCGATCGTTGATGTTGGCAGTGACATCACCAAAAAGGTCACCATTGCAGACCTATTGGAGAATGCTGGAGCGGGTACAGCAGCGGCTCCTAGTTTTTCTTTTGACGGGGACAACGATACTGGCATTTACAGGCCAGCCCTCAATCAAGTTGGCATTACAGCTGGTGGAACGCAGGCGCTTTTGATCGAGAGCACTGGTGTCACCGTTCCAGGGAATTTAACGGTTCAGGGGACTACGACGACGATTGATACCACCACTTTGGTGGTTGAGGACAAGAACGTTGAGCTTGGCTCTGTATCTACGCCAACTGATACGACTGCTAATGGTGGCGGCATCACGCTGAAAGGTGCGAGTGACAAGACGATTAACTGGGTGCAGAGCACTGGTTGTTGGACGTTCAACCAGCCAACAAACTTCAACGATCACGTTCGGATCAACAGCTCTGGGAATGTTGGTATTGGCACTACGAGTCCTGCAAGATTGCTGCATCTGCAGTCGTCTAGTGGCGGCGGTATGTTTACTATTGAGCGCACTTCTGCCACGACTTCTGCGCTAGTTATCGCAGCAGATTCTGGTCAAATAAAACTGTTCGCTCGTGATACTAATTCGGGATCAACTGCTGTTCCCCTTGCTTTTATGCGAGGCGGATCTGATGAATCTATGCGCATCGACAGCTCTGGGAATGTTGGTATTGGAACGACGTCGCCAGACAGTCTTGTGCATCTTCGGGCGGCAAGTGGAAATGCCGTTATCCGTTTAGAAAACAGCAATACTTCTGTTGCAAGTGCGGAGTCTTTAGGCTCTATTGAATGGGAAAGCAATGATGCGTCTACTGGTGGAACTGGTGTAGCAGCAAAATTAAATGTTGTTGATGACAATGGTTTTGGAACTGCTTATGGGATGACGTTTTCCACAGGCTTGGTTAGCGGTGGATCGATGACGCTTTCCGAGCGCCTACGCATCGACAGCTCGGGGCAGTTAATTCTTTTAGGGAATGGCGGATCAACAACTAATTCACTTGATTTAAATTACAACGGCACCAGTGGCC